GCTTGAACTTGGTTCTTGGGATTATGAGATGACCAGAAAGCGTTTTGTTGAAAAGCGTAAGAACAATAAAGAACATCCTGAGTGGCGTCCACTTTGGAATGGTGTTGGCGCTGGTATGTGGGAATCTCAAGAGTGGTTTGATTACCTTGAAAACGAACTTGGTAATGAGGTTCTTATGAAATATCATCCAGAGGCAGTATCTTCTTCTTTAGAAGGATTCTTTTAATGTGCGCTGTCATCGGTATTGCGCTAAAATCTCCAACAAAGGAAGATTTCCAAAAGGTTCGTGATGTATTCCTCGAGTCTAGTATTCGAGGTTTACATGCGACTGGAATGTCATTCCTTCCACATTGGAGTAACAATGTTGTTACAATCAAGCAGGCAATCCCTGCTTCTGAATTTGTAGCAGTGCATTTTCACAATGATAACTTTAAAGATTATCTGAATAAAGATGGCAATCTTTATATGATTGGTCACTGTCGTTATTCAACTAGCGATCTTGAATACAATCAACCAATTGCCAATGACACTCACTCTATTGTCCATAATGGAGTCATTACTCAAGAGATGCCAGAGAACTGGAAAAAACTGTATGGGTATGATTGTGAAACTAAGAATGATAGTGAACTTGTTTTGAAATCAAACAATGCGATTGAAGAATTTCCAGATGCATCAATGGCAGTGTGCGAATTGGACATTTCTAAGAAACTTACCTTTTATAGAAATGGTAAGCGACCAATTTACATGACTGTAGTTGACAATGGTTACTTTGTAACATCAACAGAAAATATCGCACAAAGAGCGAACATCGTTGGATTGACTAGCGAAGTTCCTGCATTAGTGAAATGTGAAGTTGACGAAAACATGGTAATAGAGTATAATAAAACTTCATTGCCAGAAAATTTTAAGGATTTACAGAATGCATTATCCAACTGAAAAATACACTTGGGGTTACGAAATTGAATGGGGCGATATCGATCGTCGTTTGAAAATCCCAGAGCATCTGGGTAAATGGGAATATGCTGAGACGGATATTGTAAATATCCACGAACCTTTCAAGTATATTGCATGCGATCCTCTAGGTGAAGAGCCATATATGGGTGGCGAGATTAATACAATGCCAACCAAAACATGGCAAGAACAAGTAGTCCGTATCAATGACTTGCACGACTTCTTTGTTCACCACGGAAACCAACCATCCGCTTCATGCGTAAATCATGGTCACTTGCATGTATTTGTCCCTGGATTGAAAAATGATGTTGATGCATTGAAGCGACTAGTAAAGTACATCAAAGAGAATCAAGATGATGTTATTGAAAACTGCTATCAGTTTTATGAAGCACCACAGATGAAATCTTGTAAAGGTGCTAAGATCTATCTCAAATATGATGGTGGTCGTCCGATGCCAGAATATATGTGCGATAACATTATCAATCTAGCGACAGACTTCGAGCATTTCATTAAACTACACGCAGCTGGTAAAGATGGAGTTTCAATGGGTCGTCCATTCAGATACGCCATCAATACTTACTGTATGAAACATACAGGAACAATCGAGTTCCGTTGCTTCCGTTCAACCACAAAAGTGAATGAGATGGAATCTCAGTTTAAATTTGCTGAGAAGTTTGTTGATGCTGCATTGAATGGTGGTCCAAGCGTCAAAGAAATCCTAGCTGCAGATGATTACACATTCCCTCCATTTGTATGGGATTTGAATGAGTATGTTGGCTGGGAAAAGACCAAGTATCCTAAAGAGCGTGGTGAAAAGCATCGTGAATACCATGAAGTTGCGTAAATGTACTAGAGAGGAATTTTCTTCTCAGATTACAGATAAAGATGGATTCGCAAAAACTTTCGTAGCCAAAGCAAACATGCAAGAGCAGTGGGATTACTGTATGGGTGCTTGGGACGGCGATGAGTTAATGGGTGCCATTATCACCACAGTCAACAAAAGAGATCCCAAAGTAGCAAACCTTCAACTGCTCCATACTTTCTTCAAACATCGTGGTAAGGGTGTTGGTAAAGTATTGACAGATTATGCTCTGGATTATGCTATCCAACAAGGTGCTGTTTACTTCAGAGTATCTGCTGAACCTGATGCTGTTAAGTTTTACGAGAAATGCGGATTCACATTCTGGGGATTGCAAAAGTCAGGTTGCAGTCTATCCATCTTCAAGATCAAAGATAACATTTATACCAATGCAATTTACGACGAGAACGATCCTGTAATTCGCAAAGCACTATACAGCGGTCGAAAGGGTTCTCTCGCTTCCTCTTATGAGGAGAAAAAAAGTGTTGACATTTATTCCCTTTTGGGGTAGAATTATTATTGTCCAGTGATGTTGTAGCATGTGCTAAACGGAGACTGAACAATTTTAAAAAGGAAATAATCATGGCTAGTATCTACGATGCAGACGCATCATTTGTTTATGCTTGGGAAGACACTGAAACCAAAACTCTAAACATTGGTCTCAAAACACCTCAAGGCGAAAGTAAATTTACCTACATCACATCATGTGAATCTCCAGATTTCTGGGAACGATACTCAAAAGGTAAAATGGAACGAACAATCCTGTTCGTTGGATCAGAGTTGAAAGCCAGAGCAGCAGAATGGTTTGCTATGGACTTTGGTTTTAAAACTGGTCGCAAATTTTTCAATCTAAAGAACAATGCGCATGTGACTGACGAATCTATTCTGTCAGCAAAAGATAAAGAAGTCATTGTCAAATTCCTTCGTAGTGAAGGGCAAGGCATTGAATTCGGTTCATCTGATTCAACAAAAGCGCAACGTAATAAAGATATTGTTACTTCTATCGCTCAACGTGTTGAAGGTGGAAAATACACTCCTGTTCTAATTCCCCTTTCTGAAGCACTAAAATTTAATAGAAGTCAAGTTCGTGTAGAGATGGACAACCTAACTGCTGTTAGTAAAATCTCCCAGCGTATGTTAGAAGATCCTGAACGAGCAAAAGAAACATTCAAACCCATCTCTGTAGTTGTGAGAAAAGATGGTAGTAAGTTGATTGTGAATGGTAATACTCGACTAAAAGCTGCGCAAAAGACTCCTGGATGGAATGAAGTTCCTGTGGTCTTTATCAATGAGAGCGAGTTTGGTTCTACTGAAAAGATTCGCCAGCGTAACTTTGTTCAATATGGTCTCTATATGAATAGAGAAGAATTTGAAGTTCGAGTTACCAACTCTAAAGACGATCTAAAGAGAAATATTACAAACTTCTTGGTTGAAGAGAAGATTGATTTGAGTAAACCAATGCACGTCGATCGCGCACGTCATCTGATTTATGAGAATTTTGATTACACTTGTGGATCAAAACAGCAACTCAATGGAATCTTAACATCAATCCTTTCTGATTTTGAGAAGCACCAAGCTGAGTTGTCATATCAGAAAAACATTATCAGTTATGATGATAAATTCTTTAAGGATTATTCTTGGGATAATTATGGTAAAAAAGATATCTCGACAATACACGCAACAGTTGGTGAGGCAGCAAATGCAAAACCTCTTGCTTACATCTGTCGTGTTATGACTAAAGAGAAATCTGATAAGGGTGCAATTATTCTGCATTATACCAATAAACAAGAGTTGGTTAGTGAAGAAAAACATGACTGGATTGGTGATTTGAAACGAACGATCAAGTATATGAAATTGCCTATCGTTGTTGATGTTCTTCCTGCGTTTGAGGAATAATGGATTATAGACTAAAGGAAAATCGTAGGGAAGCGTTTATCCGCTGGTGGGCGTGGTCGCTGGAGTATGGCGACTGCGACCCAGCAGTTTGGTTGACTAACTATCTCAATAAACGATATGAACATAATGATGAGGAGCGCATTTGGTTGTGCTGGTTGTATGGAAATACTTACCAGATGCCAACTGCGTGGGTTTTGAAAAACGAATTCCCTGACTTCGAACTTGCGACTGTTGATCGCATGGAGTGGTGGAATACGAACAACTACAAGAGATTGCGTTATCAAACTGACACGAAATGGAACAAAGGTCATCTTCCTGTAATGTTTGAGTCGTATCAAAAATTTATTGGAAACAAAACACAAAGAGAAGTATTGGAGAGTTATTATGGAAACAATGAGGAAGAGAACTTTGATTCTTTGTGGACAAGCATTAAGTCTGGGCTGCATAAGTTTGGTCGCTATTCCACTTGGTTTTATCTTCAGCATCTTAAGCATACTGCTGGCATCCGTATTAATCCTACTAGCCTCATGCTTAATGATTTTGATGGCTCTCGTTCTCATCGTAATGGACTTCTTTATGCCATTGGCCAAGATGACGATTTGGACAGAAAGTTGTCTGGAGCAGATTATGCTAGACTTGAATCACAAGCGAAGGAGATTCTTTGTGAGGCGCAAGAGAGGTTCCCGCATCTAAAAGATCAATTTGATTTCTTCACTATGGAAACATGTCTGTGTTCTTTCAAAAAGATTTTTAGAGAGAAACATGGTCGTTATCTTGGATATTATCTTGATCGACAATCAGAAGAAATTATGATTGCAGAGGGAGATGGTTGGTATGGTATTGAGTGGAATGTTTTATGGCAAGCGCGTGAAGAAACACTCAATAAATTTCTTGCAGGTAGAACTAAAATCAACAAAGAAAAGTATCCTGCATTTATTAGATCAGGTAAAATAGATCTACTTGAATTGATGTTCAATGATGAAGTTAAACAACCAGTTGGATTGGAGGCATTTGTATGAGTATGGATCAATGGAAACAAGAGAAGTTGCTGAAGAAAGCCAAGAAAAAAGCACGTAAAGATCTCGAGAAAAAAGGATTGAGTAAAGCAGAAGCATCGTCAGCAGTTAAGCAATCACTCAGGCGTATGGTTATGTCAAACAAACCACAGAAGCGTGCAGCTGGGAGAGGTCGATGAGAAAGATTGTAGCAGTAGGTGGCAGTCCTGGAACTGGAAAGACCACTCTGTTTCGTGAGTTTATGGAAGGTATGAATTTGGAGCGAGTAGAGCCAAAGAAAATGCTTCCAATGTTACACGCTAAGGATTATAATTTCCACATCCTTGGTAAGTATGAGGAAGGTGAGACTTTCGCAGGAACTGATCGCCTTTCTATGGCAGTCCAGCCAGTGGTCCAAGAATGGATTAAAGAGACGAATGGAAATGTATTGTTCGAAGGTGATAGAATCTTCAATCAATCTTTTCTTGAGTTTTGTATGGAGTTGCCAGATACTGAGTTAGTGGTCATTTACTTAAAGGTTCCTAAAAGTATGTTGACACAGCGTTATGTTGATCGAGGCTCAGATCAGAGCGAACAATTCCTAAGAGGTCGAGAGACTAAATATAATAACATCCTGTCTAATTTTGATTTAATGTCCTACATTACAGAGTTCTCTAACGAGACTTATGAAGACCAAGCCAAAATCCTCGAGTTTATGAGGAGCCATTTACTGTCTTAAGGAAAGGGGGAGATTATGAATTTTATAAAGAATCTTAATATAGACTTCATCGATCTCTTACCGTTCTACGAACGACCATTCAGAGCAAAATTTATACCTTCCAAGATCTGGGAAGATCTGGACAAATATCGTAATAATCCAGAAGGTCTCGTTTCGTATTGTAAAAAATGGAAAACTAAGGTTGAGTATCGCCCAAGAGGTAAAAATAAGATATATGAAACTCTAGTTGCCATGGGTGGTGAGTAT